GGGCGAACGGGAGTCTTACGACTCCTAACCTTTAGCCTGGCTAAGGACAGGGATGTACACACATTGTCTTGTAGTGGAATGCTAGCTTACTCCACAATGTGTGCGCTCGCATAGCGAGCACCGTTAAGCGTTGTAGTTAATTACACAGTTATCTAGGAACAACACGTAACGGTGGAGGTGTGTACCAGGGACCTCCGTGTAGTAGATGAACCTTTCAGTTTCTACTACGACCATGTCTTGTCTTGCATCTGGGTCTAGACATGATCGACGATCCTGCGAACCTAACTGTCAGATAGTTTCGATTGAACTTCATTGTTTTCTCCATCGGACTCATTAGACTAAACTTCATGAAGATCGTTAATTCATGAAGTGGTTCAGAGCATGAGTCTTTCGCTTGGTTCGTCTTAGACATTGATTGTTTCTTTTGTTTTCTCTTTTTCTTCTTCTTCTGGGGTGGAGTCGACCCAGGGGGTGGCCAAGGTTCCAGAAGCCAGGACACCTGGAGGATATTAGACTGGGTGTGACACGTAGGCTCTCATTTGAGTGGTGAATATGAGAAAGTCATTGTAGTATTAATCTGATGTGTCAACCTAGAGAGAATCGAGAGTAGCCAGAGCCTATTCTACATAGTATCTGATGGATGAGTATTCCATGCCTGAATTCAAATCCGCTTTTAAGCTTGGGGCCATAAAATATGATATCCCGGGAAGATATTTATCAGCTATTCCGCTCGCTGCGCTAGCTATTCCTCGATTTATCGCATTCCAGAGCTTGTTATCTTGATCATATCCTCCAGCGTGAAATTGTTTCTCAATTTCTTCTGCTGCTGCATTACTCAAATTCATAGCTTACTGATGACTGATGAAATCTTCAAACCTAGCTCCAAGGTTAGATTTGGGTTTCGGGTTCGGTTTTTCTTAATCAGCAATCCCTGCAGCAAAATTGTTAGTACGGAGAGGGTTAAATACGTAACTGAGTTCATACTTGACTGAGAGAGTCCATGGGACGTTTCCTGCTCCTGAGATTTGGATGAAAGGTCAAGTGATGACGAGATATTATATTGGTTCTGACTAAAGCTCTCCTGCTCCTGGAGTGTCTGCAAAGAGAAGATGCTCATTCATGACTGCGCTATGCAGTGTGTATTCATTGACAGGTTCTCCTGTGGATATCATTTGAGCTACAGTGATTCCTGAAGCGAGTTGTCAGTATGTCAACTATCCTTTGTATGCCTGCATTGCAAAAGTGGCAGCTGGTGCATAAAATCTGAAGTAGAGTTTGCCTGCATAGATGAATCCACTTTGAGAGAAGAGATTGAAATCTCCTGAATAGAACTGAGGATTCGTTAAAGCACCATTTCCTGCGCTTGTCAAAAAGGAGGTGTTCACTGTAGTTCCTGTATTTACGGTTGAGGAAGAGAATCCGGACCATCTTGAAGGGTTATTTGCCACTGAGGTTGGTGAATACAAGAAGAGCATGAAGGATTGTGATCCATCAAAGTTGACCGTGTAAGTACCTCTTGAGTGTTTAATGGGGAGGTCGACTGAATGTGAATTGGCTACGTATTGGCAATCGACCTTTCCTGGTAGAACTTTTGAGAGAAAGAAGCGATTAATAGGAGTATTAATATTAGGAATTTGCTCTTTCTTGATCAACTACTTCTTTTCTCGGGTGACTTCTTTTCTAACTTCTTCGACAATTTTCTATTTCTACTGCCGTTGTTGTCTTCGTCAACCATTTCTACCATTTCCTGCCCGTGGGGGTCTTTTTCCACGGAAGCCCTTTGCTGATTGTTGTCAATCTGCGCTGTTCATTTTACTTCCCCATTTTCAGTTGATCGAGGCAATCAACCGATCTTGAGGAATCCATTTCTATAGAGATTGACTACAGCAGAAGGCATGAGGTTACACTTCCATTGCACCCATTCATTAAGTATCTCATGGTCTTCAGGTCGAACAGCATGCTTCCAACTTTTCTCAAATGCTTTAGCTTGAGATTCTTTCATTCCGTATTTGTTAATTCGCCATTACACTAGGTCTTCAAGGAGAGGGATGTCGAGATCGCTTTTAAGAGAGCGGTAAATAGCGTCGACGTGGAGGGATGGATCAGAGAGCATGTCATTATTGGTACCATAGTAAATCTACTTCTCTTTAACAACTTTTTCTGGATTTCAGAAAATGTACCAATGATTTCCAATTAGAAGGGAGCTCCGAGAACAGAATTCAATATCCCACCAATCTGACATTTTAATCTCTTTAATGCACTAACCTAGACCATGAGGGACGTTATCTTCTGAATTATCTCTAGAAATATAATTTACAGCGTGATGAGCAAGATGAGCCTGAGATTTCTATATCCAGAAAACAAGGTCGTCACCAGCAGCGAGGCTTAGATTCTCATATCCGAAAGTGCTTGACATGAAGTGAGCATAACTCAGAGAGCGCAAAGTATTTCCCAGAGTAGTTCATGTTGGGTGTCCCGAGAAAGTCGTTCCGTTGATTTTCATTCCGGCCAAGTTAGCTTTCCAATCTTTCAAGGATCTTGGGTCAATTGTCTTTCCTTCGAAAGGAGCATACATTTAGAAGTCGAGAGTAGTGAATTACCAGGATATTCCTTCCATGATTAGATCAAAATTGCTGAGTGGGAGATCGTTTTCTCTGAGAACCATTTTTACTATTTTCTCAAGTCAGGG